CTCTTGTAGGCGATCAGTTTGGTACGATCGGCTCCAGGTCGGTCAGCCTCCTTCTCGAGGCGCTCGAGCGTCTTGTCCGACCCGTGGCTCACGCGAGCGTTGCCGCTGGCGATCTCTTCGGGGTCGGGGGCTGCTCTTCGCTTGGCCGTCATGGTCAGTTTCCCTCGCATTTCGCCGATCGCTAGAAGCAGCTCGACGGGATCGTTGATGCTGGAGAGGTGGGCGAGCTTCTGAGGATAGCGGTCCAGCGCCGCCACAAGGGCTGGATTCCCGGCTCGGATCAGGGCATTCTTCGTGAGGTCGTCGACCGCCTCGAAAACGCGCTTCTCCGCATCCTCAATCCCCGGAAGCTTCAGCTCGCCGCGCTTTGCTTGGTAGGCGGCCGTGATCGTCCGGGTGTGCTCTGCCTGCTGCCGCTGGGCGGCTTCGAAGGTCTGCTTCTTCTGGCTCCAGGAACGCCAGTGGGCAACCCACTTGTCCTGATCCCATTCGAAGCGCTCCTGGTCGTCTTCCCAAACGGGCTCCGGACCTGGCTCCTCCAGCAGGGGCTGCGGCGCGGTTTTCTTGAAGTTCGACAGTTCCCGCGACATCTCGCGGTTGCGCTCTCGAAGCTCCCGAATGACCGTGCTTTCGCCTTCGCCACTCTCCTCAGAGGCCGGCGCCGCCTCGTCGCCGAAGGTGATTTCCAGCTCCTCTTCGCCCTCATCTCCGGGCTTGTTGGAACCTTGCCCCTGCTCGTCGCCTTGCTGGTCGTCGGCGTCTCCACCCTCTCCCAGTCCGCCTTCAAGTAGAAGCTCGTCATCCTCCGACGCTACTGCCATGTGATCCCCATTCGCTCTCACCAATCGCGGCTTGGCGGTTGCCGATAGGGTCAGTTTTTACGGGGAGCGCGCGCGCGGCGCTTTTGGTCCTTTTCAGGCGCCATCGCGGCGCAGGGTGGTGATTACACCGCCCGACCACACGTCGCGCTTGCAGGCCAACTCAACCGCCCGCTCTGCCGATAGGCCCGCGTCGCCGCCGGCCCGTTCTCCAGAAAGCTGCGGCCTTTTGCGTCCCAGGTGCGAATGGCACCGTCAGGGTCGAGAGTCAGCCCGCCGAACCCACCGTCAGGCTCTGGGAAGTCGCCGCCATCCGTCAACCATTTGAAGAATGGCTCGTAATTGTAAGCATCCCCGCACACACCCGCGAGCCGCCCACCGGTCAGCCGGCGCACCTTCACGCAGTCATCCGCCTCAATTCTGTCGCCGTTCGATACACGGCCCTCTCCGGACATGCTCTTTCCGTCCGTCGCAACGGTGGTCATCGTGCCAAGTCCCGCCCCATCCTGATCCGGGGCCGTGGCGCCGTGTCGTTCGCGGGCTCGCGGGTCGTTGCGTGCGCCTTCGCCAGCGTCTCGACCGTCCGAGCCTCCGACAGCTTCGTGTCCGCCACGGCCTTACCCGCTCCGGCACGATCGCGCTCGGCTGACGCTTCAAGAGCATGCGCCTGGGCTTCAGCGACGGCGATATTCGGATCTGGCTGTTCCTCCTGAGCCGCGGCCTCCATCTCGGCCTGCTCTTCTTCTGTCGGCTCGACCACGCCCATCGCGACGAGCTTGCGGCGAGCGTACTTCTGGAAGTCGCTCATGCCCTCGCCGTCCTGATTCATCACGGCGGTCAGAAGCGCCACCTGCCCGAGTTCGGTGTCTCCTACCTGCTGGGCCACCGCCGCCGTGTTCAGCGCGGACTTGACCGTCTTGTCGCGACGGGTGGCCGTGGCTTCCGTAACGTCCGCTATGACCTTGTACCGGCCGCTGGTGAAATCGTTGATCGTCCGATGCTGGCCCTGCTTATCGGTGAAGGCCTGGTGCAGCGTGGCTTCCCCGTCGTCGCCCTCTTCGGACATGGTTTCGACCGAGCGGCCCGGCTCCGCATACACCTCTCGCGCCATCTCGAGGTAGATTTCACCCTCGCGCTGGACCGACTGGCGCATGTTGTCGAGGTAGATTCCCGACTTTGCATCGATTCGGGTTGCGGCAATGTCCATCGCATCGGCCGAGACGTTCGCCTTCACCTCGTCGGCGTTCTCATCCTCGTCGGTGAGGTCGGCGGAGGCCATCTGGAGCAAGGCCGCCGTGACAGGAGAGACTTGCGGCGGCTCGATCTTGCCTATTGGGCCCATCGCCGCATATCCGCCAGTGACGGGGTCGATGACGGGGTTGATCAGCGCGTAGGGATGGCGCTCGGTCTCCTGTGCGGCCCAAAGCGCCCGAAGGTTGGGCGGAAGCTGCTCGGCGAGGAATATCGGCTTCTCGCGCGGCGCCAGCGCGTCCGTTTCCGCGAGCTTAGACACCTTGGCATTGTAGAGCCGCTGAGCGTCCATGCGCTTCGAGACGTGACCCCGGAAGCGCTCCTGATTATCGACATACCAGCGCTTTCCGTAGACCGGAACGATCGGGATGCAGGATCCAGCGATGAAGCCTTGATCCTTCAGCACCTCGGCGCCGCTCATCAGATATTTGTGGACCCTGCGCCGCTTCTTCCGGCGGGTGCGGAGCGTCCAGCCCTGCGCCTGGAGGTCCGCCAGGTCGTCGGCGCCAATCTCGGGCGACCAAAAGCGCTGCTCCTCCCCGGATAGCGCCTGAGTGAGGATCAAAAGCTTCTCGTCGCGGTCCTTGACCTCGTAATACTCGCACTTGATCACGACGTCAGGAGCGAACCAGCTATATTCTGACCCGGGAGACTTGGGATCAGGCCAGTCCGTCGGCGAGCCCTCATGCTCCTCCTCGAAGGCGTCCAGCGTGTCGGCGGTCAGCACGAAGCCAAAACGGGCATCCGACTTGTCGTAGAGCTTGGAATTGCCGTCGAAGAACACCCTCTGGTCGGCGTCGGCGATCAGGAGCCCCGGGTTGATGCGCTGAGCGTCCGAGTCCTTGTCGTAGGGATCATCCCACTCCGACCTCAGACGATAGGCTCCGAAACCTCCCGCCGCAGCTTCTTCGAAAGCGTTGTCCCTCGCCTGTTGAGCCTTGAAGCGGTAGCTGTCGGCGCGGTGGAGGCCGTCCAGCGTGTTGGCCGTCTCGGGATCGCTGTCGCCGCCGGCCGGGCGAAAGTCGGGGACGATGCGGTTCTGCCGATAGTCGTTGACAATCTTCTCGACGCCGCGGCTGAGCTTGTCGATCTCGACCTTGACGCTGTTCTCGAACTGGTCGCCCCAATCCCCCTCCCACATCGCACCGGGAATGGAGATGAACCGGCGGGCAAGCAGGGCGTGGGCGCGGATCTCCTGTTGCGGCAGGACCGTATCGTCAAACCGGCGCATGGCGCGCTTGTGGACCTCCTCCAGGCGCTTCCTGTCCGCCTCGCCGCGACCGGTCTCTTCCTCCAGCGCTTCATCTTGTTGGATTGCTGCGGCCATCGCGCCCCTCGGGATTGGGGCGGATCATACGGGCCGGGACTACACCGGGCTTTTGGTCCTTTCGGCTAGCGCCTGCGGTTGAACGCCGTCTCCAGCTTGGGGATGGATAATGGCGCATTGTCATTGCGCGAGATCGGCGGCTTACGAATGGATGCGGACTCGAACGATTTGTAGCCGTGGCTATACTCATCATGGACCGGCTTGTCCTTCCACACCCCTCCTTTGTCGTCCCACTCCTTGCGGTAGCTGTCGAGACAGACGATGAGGCGCGAGCACCGCTCCTGATCGATCCAGACCGTTGGCAGGAACGCTCGCGAGGCCTGTATGCCGTCATGCTCCGTGGCTATCCTCGGCAACACCTCTACCGGCTTGATCCCGGCGTCCTCAGCATGCTGCCGGGCTGACTTCGCATTGATCCCGAGCCGGCGGTGATCCGCGTCGTGGGGCATGTAGTGGCGGGAGTAGTTATACCCCTTCTTCCCCAGCTCGCCCGCATAATAGCCGAAACCCTCCCCGCTCGCCTCCAGATAGTCGATCGCCCGTCGCTCCATGCCGACATCCTGCCAGAAGGTGATCGACATGGCATCGCCAACCCCCAGGTCCCAGGTCGTGTAGACCGGAGCGTCGAGAACAGGGATCCTGCAAATCCTCCCCTCGGCGCGCATCTTGCGCATCTGCTTGGTAAAGTAGGCTCCCTCCAGCGCGACCTCAAAGGCCTCATCTGGAGTGGATGGAAACTCCTGTCCCATATCGTCGCCCTGCTGCTCGGACTTCTTGGTGTACCATGCCCGCTGTTCCCGGCGTAGGCGCACACCTTGAGCCTCCAGCTTGGCGAAATACTCTCTCATCTCCACCGTCTCAGGAACATCGTCCTCAAGAACGTACCCATCGTCTGTCCACCATGTGAAGAAGTGGAATTTGAAGTCCAGGGCGGTTAGCGGCGCGCCCATCTCCTCAAGCTTGCGAGCGAGCTGCACCATCTCGTAGAAGCCGCCGCCTCGCCCCTCAGCGGTCGATTCCACAGTGATACGCTGTCCGACATGGACGGTGTTGAAGGCGCCGGTTTTGACCTCTCTCGCGCGGTCTGGGTACTTGGCGCACAGCTTGCCGTATTCCGAGACGTGTAGCCTCTGGAGCGTCCCCGAGCGCAGGGAGACACCTACCCTGATGCTGGATCCGTTTCCGAAGCGCAGGCTGTCCGCGCTGTCGTTCTCGGCCGGCACAAGCTCCCGAAACTCGCGTGGCAAATTATCGTAGGCGAACTTGATCTTGTCCTTGAAGAAGGCTTTCGCATCCGTGAGAGAATGGGCGATGACTCCGGCCGACAGGTTCGGCGTGAAGAGGCAGTCGTCCAGCATGTCGAGCTGGATCACGGTCGTAAAGCCGCGCTGGCGTGCCTTCAGGATCAGATCCAGACCGTGACGCTCGGACATGAACTTGGCTTGATCCGGGTTCATGCGGAACGGTATCTTCCGCCCCTCTTTATCCTTGATCGAGTAGAAGCCGTCAGAGAGGCGCGCCCACTTATCGGGCCAGCGCGTCATCATCGCCCTCAGGAAGAGCGGGTTAGGCCCAGCCATGCGGCTGTCTCCGCGTCGATGTCGAAGCTGTGCTCGACCTTAGAGGCTTCACCATACCGCTTTGGGTCCCACTTCGCGAGCAGCTTAAGGCGAGTTTCGATCCGAAGCTTGGACCTCTGGACATGCTCGGCATCGAAGGCCTCATACTCGGCTCCATCGCCGCGCTTCTTCCCAACGTAATCGTTCGTTCCGTCATCAGCGATTTCAAGACATTCAGCCGCCAGCGCATCGAACCCTAGCCCGCGCGCGTGCGCGATGGCTTGCGCAAACGCGCTGTCTTCCTCACTCCAACGCCAGACAGTCGCGGGGTCCGGCATTCCCTCCTCTCGACACAGCGCGGCCAACGGCGTTCCCTTGGCAAGACCCTCAAGCACTCGCTCCCGGATGCTGGTTCGCTCATCATCGGAATAGGTCATCGGCATAGTCGGGCTCTACCCTTGCGCGCTTCTACGCGCTTTCGGTCTTGTTCCGCGGATATCGCCCCGTGCTGCCGGCCGGCGACACGTAAGGCGCCTTGCCTTTCTTCCGCAGCTTGGTCAGGCGGACACGGACGGCGTTCTCCGACACTTTGAGCTTGGCGGCGATGACATCGAA